ATTTAGATCAAATGTACATAGAGGTGCAATTGCTGAACCTTATAAACTTTCAGATGAAGAAATTGAAATTGTATTAAGAACGGCTCGTGCTTCAAAAGCTTATATTGTAGGTGTAGATCATATAATATATAAAGATAAAATTTATGTGTTAGAGGTAAACGGTTCACCAGGCACAGGTGCTGATTATGAAGGATATCATTATGAAGATTATGCTGACATGCCAAATACAACAGGCCCTATAAGAGGTAAACAATTAGTAGACAATATAATTGAATATATAAGTAACAGAGAAAATTGGGATCGTCAGTCTATTATAGAGGTTGGATACATTGAAACAATAAAGTTAGGTGGTTTAGGTTTAATCAGAGCAAAATTAGACACAGGTAATGGTGCTGAAGTCAGTGCATTACACGCTGAAGATATAGAAATTAAAGATGGTAAAGTTTCTTGGAAATATGATGGTAAAAAACACACAAGTAAACTGATTCGTAAAGTAAAAATTTTCAGAGCAAACACTGATGATGTAGACGGTGAAGAAAGGCCAGTTGTTAAGTTTGATTTAACATTTAATGGATTTGTTTATAAAGATGTAGAGTTTGGTTTAGATGAAAGAATTAGATCACGTAACGACGTTTTATTAAATAGAGATATGATAAGAAGATTTAATGCTTCTGTAAATCCAAATCGAGAGTTTGTACTAAGTAGAAGAATTAAACCCATTGACAAAAAGTAAATAATATAATATAATATTGTTATGAGCAGTTTAAAAATATTTAGATTATCAACAGGCGAAGATGTTATAGGCGTCAAACAAAATACCAGTAATACAGATTCTGTAGACATAAAAAATCCATTTGTAATTATACCAATGCAATCTAACCCAGGCGGGCCTGTTTCATTGGCACTTACACCATATATACCTTACGCTGATGATGACATAGTTTCAATTAAAAGAAATAACGTAATAGCTGAGGTCAATCCAAAAATAGAAATATCAAATTCATATAATCAACATTTGGGAACAGGCATTGTGCAATTTCCTAAACCTAAACTTATAGTTGATTAATGATAACAATATATTTTGTAAGAAACGGCTCTAAAATTAGAGTTAATGTTCCTATTGGCCGTACTGTAATGGAAGCGGCAAGAAATTTTAGTGATGTCTCTATACCAGAAATACCTGCAGATTGTTATGGTTGTTGTGCTTGTGCTACTTGTCATGTTTATATAGATGAAAAATGGATTGACAAAATGCCTAAAATGAATGAAAATATGGCAGAATTAGAATTATTAGAATATCAAAAAGGTTATAAAGAAGGCATAAGCAGATTAGGCTGTCAGATATATCTAACAAAAGAACTTGATGGCTTAATAGTGCATTTAAAGGATATTAATGATAGAATTTTATAAATCAGTCATTGAATTTAAAGGTAAGCTTCTTGTAAGAGGCATACACGAAGGCCAAGAATATAAAGAAAAGATAGACTTTGGTCCTATCCTTTATTCTTTAACACAAGAAAAAACAGAATACAAAAATTTACAAGGTCAATATTTAAAACCTATTGCATTTAAAACTATTGATGATGCTCGTAAATTTAAAAGAGATGTATCAACAGAAAACTCACCAATTTATGGATTAGAAAGGTATCATTATCAATACATTAATAAAAAATATCCTGAAGATATAGATTGGGATAAAAAATTTATAAAGATATTTACATTAGATATAGAAACGGCCTGTGAAAGTGGTTTTCCTGATGTAGAAAATCCTATTGAAGAAATACTTTGTATCACAGTTAAAAATCAAAACAATAAACAATTAATTACTTGGGGTGTTGGTGATTATAAAACAAACAGGTCAGATACTACCTATGTTAAATGTAAAGATGAAAAACAGTTAATGTTTGAGTTTATGAATTTCTGGATGAAAAATTATCCTGATGTCATTACAGGCTGGAATACTAAATTTTTTGATTTACCTTATCTGATGAATAGAATCATATTAATTGCAGGCGATAAAGTTGCAAACAAAGTATCGCCTTGGGGGTTATTTCATAGAGAAATTATATCAGTAAGAGGCCGACCTAAAACTATTTACGAGATTAAAGGCATTACTAATTTAGATTACTTAGACTTGTATCAATGGTTTGTTCCTACAAGACAAGAAAGTTATAAGTTAGATTTTATTGGTGAATTAGAACTTGGCCGTGGTAAAGATGAAATGAAACATAATACATTTAAAGATTGGTATACAAATGACTTTCAATCTTTTGTTGAATACAATATACAAGATGTGGAAATTGTTGACGCTCTTGAAGATAAACTTGGTTTAATTGATTTATCATTGACTATAGCTTATGAGTCTAAAGTAAATTATGGTGATATTTTTTCACAAGTGCGAGTGTGGGATACACTGATAGCAAATCATTTAATAAAAAAAAATATTTGTGTGCCGCCAAGAGAGGACAATGTAAAAAATGAAAAGTATGAAGGCGCTTATGTAAAAGAGCCATTAGTTGGTATGCATAAATGGATTGTTTCTTTTGATATTAATTCACTGTATCCACATATTATTATACAATACAATATATCACCAGAAAAAATCATAGGCGAAAAACCATCAGGTATTTCAGTCAATAAAATGTTAAATCAATCTACACCTCTTGCCTATCTTAAAACTGATGGTGTTTGTATTACACCTAATGGTGCATTGTTTAAAACAGACAGTCAAGGTTTCTTACCAGAAATGATGGAGACAATGTATAACGAGCGTATGATTTATAAAGACAGAATGTTAAAAGCAAAAAAAGAATACGAACAAACTAAAAATCCTGAGTTGATAAAAGAAATATCTCGTTGTCATAATGTTCAGTGGGCAAGAAAGATTGCTTTAAATTCTGCTTATGGTGCAGTAGGCAATCAATACTTTAGATATTATGATGTAAGACAGGCCAGTGCAATCACTACCGCAGGCCAGTTTATTATTCGTTTTATAGAGGATAAAGTCAATGGTTATTTAAACAATATATTAAAAACACACGACAAGATAGATTATATTGTGGCTTCAGATACAGATTCAATTTATGTTACACTTGATAAACTTGTAGAACATACTTGTAAAGACAAAACAAACGATCAAATATGTAATTTTATTAATAAAGTTGTTGAAAATAAAATTGAACCATTTTTAAATAAATGTTTTGAAGAATTAGCAGATTATACAAACGCATTTAAAAATTGTATGGTAATGAAACGAGAAGTAATTGCTAACAAAGGTCTTTGGGTTGCTAAAAAAAGATATATGTTAAATGTATTAGATGAAGAAGGCGTAAGACTTTCTGAACCTAAAATTAAAATCATGGGTGTTGAAGCTATTAAATCTTCTACACCTAAAGTATGTAGAGGTAAAATTAAAAAGGCCATTGAACTTGTCATGAATAAAGACGAAGATACTTTACAAAAATTTATTTCAGATTTTAAAAAAGAATTTTTTACAATGACGGCAGAACAAATATCTTTTCCACGATCTTGTAATAATCTTAAAAGATATTCGGACAGTAATGATGTATTTGTAAAAGGCACACCTATTCATGTAAAAGGTGCTTTAATTTATAATCATCAAATTAAACAATTTAATTTGAAAAACAAATATCCTTTTATACAAGAAGGCGATAAGATTAAGTTTCTTAAACTGATAGAGGCTAATCCATTTAAATTTGATGTTATTAGTTATGTTACAACTTTACCTAAAGAGTTTAAACTACAAGACTATATAGATTATGAAGTCCAATTTGAAAAGACTTTTTTAGACCCTATGAGATTTATATTACAGGCCATTGGTTGGTCGCAAGAAAAGAAAGCAAATTTAGAGTCGTTTTTTATATGATTAATTGGTTATTTTATACTATACCAGAAAACAAAAGATTACATTATTTTATAAGTTTGTATTTAGCACTTGCTATAATACCTGAATATGTATTGGGTATGATATTTACAATACCAATGCAATTTTTAAATTTTATATTTTTTGACATATTATACTATGTTTTTTTAAAGATGGAAAAGTTTGATGATTGATTTTCCTAATAAAAAATATAAAGTAATATATGCTGACCCTCCTTGGTATTTTAAATCATATAGTAAAAAAGGAGAGGGAAGAAATGCTACACAACATTATGATTGTATGAATATAGAAGACATAAAAAAATTATCTGTAAATAATATTGCTGAAGATAATTCAACTTTATTAATGTGGGTTACAGATCCATTTTTAAAATTATCTTTTGACGTTATAGCTTCTTGGGGATTTATATATAAAACTGTGGCATTTACTTGGGTTAAAACTAACAAAAAAAGTCCAGGATATTTTAAAGGTTTAGGTTATTGGACCAGAGCTAATCCAGAAATGTGTTTATTAGCAACAAAAGGAAAACCAAAAAGAATATCTAATGATGTTGATCAATTAGTTGTATCTAAATTAAGAGAACATTCAAAAAAACCTGATGAGGTCTATGAACGTATTGAAAAATTATTAGAGGGACCTTATATAGAATTATTTGCACGTAATAAAAAACAAAGTTGGGATAGTTGGGGAAATGAAATATGAAAACATTAACTAAAGAACAAGCACTACATTGTGCTGGCATATTTAAAAATTATTTTGGTAATTTTTCTCGTATAGATGAATACATGAGAGATCAAAAGATTGCCTCTATACAAAATATTCCTGCTGGCCTACCAGGCATGAGTTTAGAAGATGATCTGTTTTCTGATTTTACAATGTCACCAAAAAATATGAAACTAGAAGTATTAGAAATAGATAATACAACTTGGGACACCTGTATTAATATGATTTCAAGTCACAGTAATATGGTAAGTATTCCTGGTAAGAACTTAAAATTAGCTGTAAAAGAAACAATTACAAATAAATGGGTAGGATTTATAAGATTAGGTTCACCTGTTATTAATATGAAACCACGAAATGATATGATAGGTAGTGTGCCCAATTTAAGTCATTTTAATAAAACGGCCATTATGGGATTTGTAATAGTGCCATCTCAACCTTTTGGTTATAATTATCTAGGTGGCAAGTTATTAGCGGCCATTTGTTGTAGTCATTATGTAAGAGAGTTGATGAATAAAAAATACGATATGAATTTGTGTTTGTTTGAAACTACAAGTTTGTACGGTAACAGTAAATCATCAAGTCAATATGATGGTATGAAACCTTTTATACGATATAAAGGCTTAACGGACAGTGATTTTATACCTATGTTACACGGAAAACTTTTTGAAGACTTAAAAATCTATGTCGAAAAATTTGTTGGTCATTTAGTAAAAGAAGACGCTTCAAGTAAAAAATTAAAATTAACCAATGCAATTATAGGTTTAATTAAACGCTCTTTAAAAAATGACAGCGTAGAGTTACAAAACTTTAATCAAGTCATTGATAATGCAAAAAACTTGACAGAACAGAAAAGATATTATATAAGTAATTATGGTATTAAAAACTTTATAGAAATTGTAAATGGTAAAACAAATACAATAATTAAAGATGAAACCTATGATAGGTTTGAATTAAACAATATCATAGAGTGGTGGAGAAACAAAGCCATTACACGATATGAAACATTAAAAAAGGAGAACAAAATAAGAAGTGAACTTGAAATCTGGACTAAAAATAATAATCTACAAATTATTCGTTAAAAAAATATTTTTTATAAATAAAAATATATATTGATGTGAAGGTGTAAAAAATTTAAACCAGAAAAAATGGATAAAAATAACTTACTTATACATAAACATTTAATAATTCGTGCTGAAGTAAAAAATCCACCAAAAAACGAACAAAAACTTACAGATTGGATGAAAGATTTTATTTCTTTTATCAATATGAAAATTTTAATGGGTCCTTATGTTAAATATTGCTCTACAATAGGTAACCGTGGTATTACAGGCGTAGCCGTTATAGAAACAAGTCATATAGCTTTACATGTTTGGGACGAGACTGATCCGGCCATTATGCAGTTTGATGTTTATAGTTGCTCAGAATTTGACCCTTATAAAATAGCAGATAAACTTCAAGCTGATTTTGAAGTAACTAAACTAGATTATAAGTTTTTAAATAGAGAAACAGAATTAAAACCTATACGATTAAAAAAAGATACAATGAAAAACGTTGAAAGCCATAAGTATGCAAATAGTGATTATAAACAGACTCAACAACCCGCCTTATTTAATATCGCCTAACTTTCACCCAAAATTACTTGACAGTATGAAAGAAATGTTATATAATCAAGGCATAACAAGGTACGTGTTAATATCTAGTGAAAAGGAAAATTTAGAATATGAACAATTTTTTAAAAGACATAATTAAAGATGTAGGCAACGAATATGCCACACTTGTAAGTGAGGGAATAGACAGTGCTGACGTAACAAATTTTATAGACACAGGTTCATATTCGTTTAATGCATTATTGTCAGGCAGTATTTTTGGTGGTTTACCAGGTAATAAAATTACAGCTATTGCTGGCGAAGCAGCGACAGGTAAAACATTTTTTGCTTTAGGCATTTGTAAAAACTTTTTAGATAAAGATAAAGAAGCCGGTGTAATTTATTTTGAGTCAGAAAGCGCCATATCAAAAGACATGATTAAAAATCGTGGTGTTGACATTACAAGAATGGTAGTTGTGCCAGTCGCAACTGTGCAAGAATTTAGAAATCAATCAATTAAAATTTTAGACAAATATCTGGAACAACCAGAAGATAAAAGAAAACCTTTAATGTTTGTATTAGACAGTTTAGGTATGTTATCTACAACTAAAGAAATTGAAGATACAGCTGAAGGAAAAGAAACAAGAGATATGACAAGATCACAGATTGTCAAATCTACATTTAGAGTTTTAACATTGAAACTTGGTAAGGCAAAAGTTCCAATGATAATGACCAACCACACCTATGATGTTATAGGTTCTATGTTCCCACAAAAAGAAATGGGCGGTGGTTCCGGTCTTAAATACGCAGCCTCATCAATCATCTATCTCGGTAAAAGAAAAGAAAAAGACGCCGACAATGAAGTGATTGGTAATATTATACATTGTAAAAACTATAAGTCAAGGTTAACAAAAGAAAATGCTCAAATAGACGTAAGACTTACATACAAATCTGGTTTAGATCGATACTATGGTTTGTTAGAGATTGCTGAAGATGAAGGTATTTTCAAAAAAGTATCCACAAGATATGAATTACCAGATGGTACAAAAGTATTTGGTAAATCAATCAATGATGAACCTGAAAAATATTTTACAAAGGAAATATTAAAACAGATTGATGAAGCAACAAAGAAAAAGTTCCTCTACGGAACAGAATAAAATAAAATATCTTTTTGTTCAAAAAGAAGGCGATGATTTTACTTGTATAAAGTTAATTGATGACAAGTATTTAAACGTAGTTTATAAGTATGGTAAAGTTGCTTTTGCTAAAGATGAAAAGCCAGATGGTACTTTGCCAATGAAGTTTGATTATGATATTATTAGAAATCCTAATGAGATAGATACTAACAGTCAAGATTTTATTAATCATATAGGTGACATATTAGTAGAGTTATTAGAAAAACAATTGACAGATGGAAAAGTTGAATTTAAATAACGAACGAATAGAAATTACAGTATTACGTAATTTTATATTTAATGAAGCATTTACAAGAAAAGCATTACCTTTTTGTAAAGAAGATTATTTTACAAATAGACCCGAAAAATTATTGTTTAGAGAAATTGATATTTTTGTAAACAAGTATAAAAATATACCTACAAAAGAAGCTTTAATCATAGAATTAGGTCAAAGAAGAGATATAAATGAGAATGAATTTAAATCAGTTAAAGAATTATTAGATACACTTACAGATGAAACAGTAGACCTACAATGGTTATTAGATACAACA